ATCCTTAATTTTTTTAGTTTTGGTTAGCTTTCTGAGTTTTAAATTCAAGCAAGCTACCGTGAGATATTGGAGCAGGAAGCGGAAGCATTTTGCCATTGGAGTCATCATACTCGCCAAGCTCAAAGATTGTAAAGTCTGCAGGGTATTTTGCGAATGTATGATTCGGCTGGTCTAGAAGTTCGAGTAATCCTCGAATTGCTTCGCCTTTTGTAGCCATGAAGAACGGCTGTTTGTATGCTTCCGCTTTTTGGTCATAGATTGTGAATACTTTAAGTTTCATTTTCGTAACTCCTTATTAGCTTTTTAGCGGCTAATTGTTTGTTGCGCTCGCGACATGCGAGACGCTCAGGAGTATTGTGTTCTGAATTTTCTTTGGCAAGGGCGATGCGCTTTTGTTTTATTTTATTGAATTGCTGTGGGTCATACTGGTCGAAGATTTTATCGTAGTACTTTGGGGGCTTAAGTTTTTTTTCACGCATTATTATTTCGTCTTTAGGATAGACGTCTGCGTGATATTTTTGCATCCAGCCGGCACCAATGCCGGGCTTGAGGCTCATGGTAGTATATTCAGGGATTCTTTCTGCAAAGATCTCCCCTGTACATGGATCATGATCGTTATAATGAGAAATAGCGTTTGGACCAGTAATTTTTTTAGTAATGTATCGGGCGACGTAGGCTGCGGATTCGAAGGTGACGTCTCCGATGGTGCTGAATCCGAAAGGCCAGAGTCTTCCGAGGATTTCTGAAGTGTATAACTTGTTTTTGTGTACGTTTCGCCAAAGCTCTTTGTCGGGAAAGTCAAAATTGAACAGACAAGCGTGATAATGAGGACGCGCATTTTTTTCTCCATATTCCCCGCAGTGGAAGTAGCGGATTCCGGTTCCATAATGGAATCGGAGCCTTTTCATAAAGTCTTGAAAATGTTTTTTGACGAGGTACTGATATGTTTTGCGGGTATGGATGACAGAGACTGAGGGAAGGTGTTCGGGTGCATAGGTTAGCGTGATAAAGCAGTTTTTTTCATGAAGCGATGCTTCATGATGGCATCGGATGGCCCATTGACGGGATCGTTCAAGTCGGCAGCCGATGCATTGTCCACAAGGGACGGTTAGAGGTTGATCAAGGAAACCTTGAGATGGATTAAAGACGATGCTACGCTTACCGGACGGGTTCAAGACCCGAGACCGGTAGCCTTTGAGGGGGTGGTAACAAGGCATATTGTTATCACTCCTTTCTTTTTTTAATAGTTAAAGTTTTAGTTTAAAGTCTGATTCCGCCACGCATTGGGCGACCTCTGGTATTTTTACCATGAATTTTGGTCGCGCCTTTTTTAAAGGTGCGGTCGGATGATTGTTTAGAGATTTTTTTGCGTCGCATATTAGGGCTCCTTTTGTTAATTGTAGGTGATTGCTGTCACCTAGCATAGTTACATCAAGTAGTAACTATGCTCGTGTGCAGTAAACACACGACTGGGCTTTTTAGCTGCAATGCAGCATTTTAGGTCCAGAGGACACTGACGCGCTTTCGCTTGTCGGACCCCGATGAGGGCCCTCGGGGTCTTTGTTTTAGGCATTAGGCAGGCTCCTTGGTTGTTTCCTTAGGTGTTTGGGTATCGGGCTTTGGAGGATTCGCATCATTTGAATTGTTGCGTTTTGTTGCAAGGCCCATTTTTACCATTTCGGGTAGGTTTGACGGATCTGACGTGAATGCCAAGAAGTGTTCGGGATCGTTTTTGAAACGTGCCCGGGTGTGAGCTGGGAGAGCTTCGAACTGTTCGTTCGCATGAGCTACGAGATTCATAGCTTCATGGTAGGAGACTTGAGTAGAGAATTCCCCATATTTGGGGTTTTGTTTGATGAGATCAGGAAGACGGCCAGTCTTATTGGCCTTTTTGACGATCGCGTTAATATCGCATTCGTCTTTGAAAGATTGATGAGTACGCGTATCAGCGGGAAATGAGATCGCGACCTTACGGCCGGCTCTTCCACGCTGGGTTGATTTGAGCGTCTCTTTGGCGGTTTGTATTTTTGTCATAATAATCCTTCTGTTTGTCTTGGTATTTAGGTGTGATGTTAGGAGACCAATCAAGGGCGGCTCCTTTTGCTGTATTAATTAAACCGAGAGTATTTTTACCTCGTTTTAGAAATTGGTCGACGCCTTGATATTTTAAATCAGTCTCTGCATTAGCTTTTTCAAGCTTTGCGCGAGCAGCGCGAGATGGAAGTTCAGCTTCAGCTGTTGCAGCTTCAGCATTTGCTTTTTTTGCAGAAGACTGGTTGAGAGCTTGTTGGGTAGATTGAGTCATGATGGCTGAATTGTTTAGAGCTTCTTGAGATTGTTGAGCAGCAAGATCTTTTTGCAAAGCTCTTGTTGATTGAGCACTGTTAATACCAGTGACGAGAGCGTCGCCTATAGGATTTTTAAATGATGGAGCAATGGAAGGAATTCCAGCTCCGGCGGGTGTTGAAGCCCCGCCTTGTTGATAGGCGAGAAGCGGATTAAGGCCGGAAGATTTCATATCGGCCATAGCACGCTGATACGCAGAATTGGACATTCTTTCTTGAAAGTCCATCTGCTTTTGTGCAATTTCAGCGTTTGCTTGGTTTTGTGCAGCAGCGATTTCCGCATTTTTTCTATTTGTATCTTTAGCGGAAAAATAGGACCCGGCAGCTGCGCCGAGTCCTATACCTGCTGCTAGCCATCCTGACATAAGGTCTCCTTTAGAAGTGGTCGATTAAGCCGGGTACAGAGTACACAGGCATAGGGCGGGCGCATTTTAAGTTTAGGTAGGCGTCGAACAGAAATTCGGGATATCCCTCATCTGTTACCGCGATTACTCGCTCGACGGGTGGGTTTTCTTCAATGAAACCACCATTGACAGCAAGGGTTGGTAGAGAAGCGAAGTCTTGGGCCAAGTGCCAGATGTCGAGGGAAGAAGCGTAGCTTGAACGAAATTGGCCGGTGATAAGAGAAGGTTTGTAGCGGTATTCCGCATAGCGCTCTTGATATCCGAATACGGAATCATCAAGAGTAGCGTGACCGGCGTAAATTTCTTTGTTGAGGACGGCTTGCTCGCCGATGTGGGCGAGAGCAGGCCAGTAGAAGTCCCAACGAGTTTCACGGGACCACATTCTGTTAAGTCCCTGTTGATAGTTGAGATCGGCTCTCACTGACATGAGGCCGATGATTAGAGTGTGTTCGGTAAAGGATTTTGTAAATCCTGCGGCAGAGCCGGATGAGACACCCATCGCTGCAAGCGTACCTTGAGGACTCCCCGCCTCAGAGGCAGAGGTCTGGGCGATGGGATTTATTTGAATAGGATTAGAGCCGCCGCCGAGATATTCAGGACGTTGTAGGCGGGCGTCTGGTGAGGTCACTCCAAAGTGAGATTTTATGATTTCTGTATAACGAGTACCGCCGCGGGCGTCTCGTTCGTATAGTCTTTGGAGTTGAAATGCTTGACGAAGAGCATTGATTGTTGAGGCAGTTGCATTTGTAAGATCGGCGTACACGTCAAGAACGTGATCGCCTGAAGAATCGACTGCGTCGAAGGCAAGGAACTTATCATTTCCGGGATCAGCTTTATAGATTGGCGTGCCGAGAGTTCCGGCATTGCCATCTTGATCGTAGTAACCGGAAATTAGGGCGAAGTCATCACCCCATGAATAAAGTCCTTTGACTGGAGCTTGTGAGCCAAGAGGTAGAGTAACGGCTGGGCCTTTTTGGGGCCAAGGTAAGCATGAAGTGAAATAGTCGTGGCGTTTGCCGCGACGTTTTAGAACGTAATCAGCTGGATTATCAGGACCGTTGTCCTTATCTACGACAACAGAGTCCTGTAAGTTACTATCACGAAACCATTCGTTCCAGATCAAATTATACGCGCGATGCCATAAAGATGAGTGAGTGATCGTGCGAGAAGTATCAGGTAGTGGAGCTGTAGGAAGTCCGAAGTAATCGGAAAGAGAACCTACGGCGTAGCCGTTTACAGGAGAAACCATTTGAGGAATGAGGAATTCGGTAGAATCTCCGGGGTCGGTTTGTTCGCCGTTGAATTTTTGCCAGTTATCCCAAACAAGTCTGTTGGGCACGGCAAAAAAGAAGGTATCTAGGAATAGATTGTCCATGAATGGAGTGAGCGGAGTAGCAAGTCGCGCGAAGTAAGATGCGCGAAGATTGAATGTGTCTCCGGGCAAAGCCTCGTCGACGAAGAAGGGGATAAGGTACCCAGAATTGAATGTTGTTTTAAAGCCGTGTGATCGATCAAATGACGATCTTTGAATTTCGGCTTTTGGAACTTGGGAAAACTGATGTTTCATTACTGATTTCATGGGTACCTATCCTTAATTTTTTTAGTTTTGGTTAGCTTTCTGAGTTTTAAATTCAAGCAAGCTACCGTGAGATATTGGAGCAGGAAGCGGAAGCATTTTGCCATTGGAGTCATCATACTCGCCAAGCTC